ACGATGTAATGGTCAACAACTATTTTAAATAAAAAAACCCCCACCGTTTCCGGCAGGGGCAAGTTGGCAGAGAGGACTTTCCTCATACCAAGAGGATCAGATCAGCGCAAGGCGGCGCTCTGTAATTGACAGCCATATTTTCTCAATGCGCGTAAGATTGTGGGGTTCCACGATCCAGCACATCCCATGCCCCAGATCAACATTCTTCGCGTCTTCCACAAAGCGCCTCTGGCTGATGCCACCAATGATCAGCATCGACGCCGGGTCATCGGTCGCTGTCACCAAGATCGCCATGTCGGCACGGAAAGATTCCAGAGACTTGAACAGCAGCCGACCGCTTTCGTGGAACGATGCCTTCACGTCGATGCTCCAATCCCCGGCCCAAAGGTCTGCACCACTATCAATTCCTAGCGCAGCGGGGCTGTAGGGCAGTTGCAGCACCTTGGACACCGCGACCTCGGCCTTGATGCCCAGCAGGTCGACATTGTCTTGCGGGGCCTTCTGCTGATCCTTGACGCCACTAAGGCGGGCGATCTGCCACCGCAGCGCCGCGTTCTGCTCACACGCTGACATTTCGGCCTTGGTTAGATTAACTAGCATGTTTCCTTGCCTCATCCCAACCGTCACGGCCCCATTCCTCACGGGCCTCTTTGATTTCGTAGGCGGGCGGCTCTTCACCAAGGCCGTCCCACCAAATGTCATCCTTATCCCAGAAGTCGCCGTAATATCCATAGTCGCCAGAGGTGAAGTGGAGCGGATTTTTCATGTCATCAACCCTCACGGCTCTCGTAGCGGTGATCAGCCTCGTCGTCGATCTCGTCATTGATCGCTTGGTTCCAGCCCTCGCTGTGCCACCAATTGTAAGCGTACTTAATGTCCTCCTCAGTGGGTTCGTCGCCTTCCTTGTCCCACTCAATGTTGCCGTAATCCTTCTCGGCGTAGAAGCCAAAATTGTCGTGGTGGAAGTGGAAGCAGAGGTGCAGGTTGTTCATGATCGTCTCCTCAAGCCGCAATTGGGCAGTTGGTGTGCAGGTCGCGAAACAGGTGTTCTGCTTTGTCTTCTGCGATGGCGGCACGAAACGCTTTGGCGGCACGGTCAGACATTGCCGAACGAATAGCACCTGAGATGATACGGGCATAAGCTCCGCTCAAACCGTGCTGGCGGGCGATCTGGATGGTACGCTGAATGGTCATATTAGTCTCCGTGGTTGGTTGTTTGATGACCCCTTTTTGCATAGTATGCAGCAGGGGTCAACAACTATTTTTAGTCGCGCCTGCCTTGCAGAATGATTACATCTTTGTGGTTTCCCCATCTCCGATAATCATCTGCCCTCTTTTCAGCATCTTCACGCATGAACTTCCAAGAGGACGTGGGGACGATGTACTTGTCAAAGCCCCCAGCCTTAAGTTTTTCCTGCACCGGAACCACGCGGTCCGCGTATTCAATCTCAAAATACTCTTGCAAGCTTCTCGCGCCCTGCAATTGCTCTTCGGCATACTCAACTTTACTTTTTTTCTCGCTGCTCAAATACTCAATAAGTTCTTCGTACTCGTCCCTCCATTTTTCCGGCGTTCCGTAGTATTCAAGTGCTTTTTGAAGTTCAATTTCCCCATCCTCTCGGTATGCTACGCAGAAGTTGTAGACAAATTCTTTGGAAGTGATCTGGTGCCGATCCCCATTTGGGTCGTAGGCCGCAAACACCGCACGTTCCATTTGGGGTGTGTCTATCAGCCCCATCTGCACGATAGCGTTAAATGCTTGACGGAGCTTATGGGCAGTACCATTCAGCACCACACCGCCATTGGTCAGGATAACTTCGCCATCCTTCCACGCTGGGTTCGCTGCCCAAACGCGCAACTCTTCCGTCACCTTCAGGCTTATCGTCATCTTAGTCATTTCGGTTCCGCCTCCAGCATCGTATCCGCCAGCGCCCACGCCTGCTTGGCGATCATCCTCATGTCGCGGTCATCGCGGATCAGCGCCTGCATGGCCATCCCAGCCAGCCAGAGGCGGTCCTCAGCGCGTTTGTGGTCTTGCCATGCCGTAGGCTCCTCAAAACCAATCTCGGCGCTGTACGGGCCTATTTCGGGGGTCATTCCAGCTTCTCCATATCGAACGACAGCACATCACCATGCTGGTCTACGGTGTAAGTGATCTTGTGGGTGTCGTGGGCGCTTTGCCCAAACGAGAATACCCTACCCACGACGCCATACAGCACTTGGGTCGTCTCCATGACCGCCAAACGGTAAGCAACGGTGTCGGCAAAATCCCAACAAAATAACTTTGCCGTCTCGTATTTCAGTTGCCCAGTCGGCGAGATGTACGCAACCTCTATCATTTGCTTCATCGCATCATCATCCGGCAAGGCGTCATCGCCTTCAAACTTGACCCACGGTCCCCATTTCGTCATTTGCTTGTGATCCTTATCCGCTTGAAGTCCGCCTTAAGCTCCCGCCGCAGGTCAGACATATGTTCACCCTCGTAGATACCAGCGGGAAGTTCCACCGTATACCTCTCGCTGGTCTGGTAGTAGCGCACCGGAAACTTTTGCCCGGTGGCCTCGAACAGCACCCATAAATTATCTTCGCTCATTCCATCCCTCCTTGGTTGGTACAGGCACCATAGCAAATGCCACAGCACACGCAACGGAAAAAATGTGCAGATACCTACATTTTTTCTCTTGCGCTAGGCAAACGTTCCTACTAAACATAGTTACATCGAAACCAAGCAACCACGGAGACTACCATGACCTTCAATTCCCCCATCGCCTTAGCTGACCAGTACGCAGCCGCTAAGGCCGCAGCAGACGATGCCATCGCCGCTCTGGATGCCCTCAAGGCCCAGATCAAGGCGTCTGGCATTGAGCGCCACATTGGCCTGACCTGTGACGTTGTCCTCGCCCTGTCCGAGCAGCGCCGCGTCGACAACACCATGCTCCAGTCGTTCCTGTCGGCGGACCAGATCGAAGCCTGCAAAAAGGCAATCTTGGTTGAAACCATCCGCATCCGCCCCAAGGGCATCAAATAAGGTCAGCCTTACTGACCTACTTTACACAAAAAACGGCAAAAGGCTCCCTCTGGGGGCCTTTTTGCTACCATACAGATACCCTACCGATTTCTACTAAGCTATTGTTCCAATTGGAATTTTGAGTAGAGTATTGTAGGTAGTAGCGTATCATCCTTATACAATATATTCTTTTACCAAAAACCCCCCACCCTAAAGAGACTTTTAATAGTCACTTTATATAAGACAATCTCAAGAGATACTCTACTCTACTACTACTACTTCTTCTAATATCTGTTATATATCAATCTATAATAAGACTATTAATAGTCGAGAAGTACCGTATCAGCCCCAACCCTAGTAGCGTAGCATTGATACGGCACTCCCCAAGGTCTTTACATGGCGCATGGAAACAATTAGTTACGTTATACGACAACCCTTATGGAGTCCAAAAAATGGATGATCTGATCTTAGTCAAGAAATTAAGCCGTGCTGAAGTTTTGGAAGGCACCCGCACTGGGCGTCCGAAGCGCACAAAATTTGCACTTCGGCACTACAATGAAAAAGGCTCTTGCCTGCTTGCGCTGCCATCTGACTTGTATACAGATGGTGACAAGGCGGAGTTCTACATGTCTAGTGCCGGGTTTGCGATCCAGCTTACCCCGGATGGCAGCCGCCTGATCAGTGGTAAGAAGAATACCCACACCGCATCGGTCCCCAAAGAAATCAGGGAGCGCATTTCTGGCTTGGTGGAAGGATCGATTGAATTGGTGCCGCAGGAAATGCCAGACCGCATTTACTTCTTTCCGTTCTCGCAACTATCACAGCAATAAAAAAAGGGGCCATAAAGGCCCCTTTTCTTACTATAATTTCTCAACTGTATATGGGGCCGTTATGTGCCAGTGGTATTTACTTGGCTTGCCCCCCTTTCTAATTTTAGCAAACTTTCTAGTACCAACAAGGATGCCCTCAACCTTAGCGGCTCCCTTCCTAATTATTACTTTATTTCCAATGTTTATACCTGCACTTCGCAATACTTGATAGAAAGCTACAGCGTCAGACATCCTGTATCTATCCAACGCCTCCTTCGCAGCTTTTTGCGCTAAGATATATTCTAAATACATCTCAGTGCTTAAATCTTTGAGAATTTCAACCTGCACCTTACGCCTCCATTTCAAGGATGTTGCTGGACAGCTTACCCATCATCTCAACGAGCGGGTTCAAGAAATCCACCCCCACGCCGATCTCACGGCCTTGGTCGATCAAGCGGCCCACCGATGCAATGAAGGTGTCCTTCTGGATTTCAGCCACAGACTTTAGGTCCATGATGTAATACTCGGTGTCAGAGATCAGGCTTTCAAAGTCATCGTCAGCCTCAATATGGATGAACTGGTACTTCACATCGCTGCCAGCGCGATAAGCGATGTTGGCGGTCAGTTCGCGGGTGGAAAACCCGACAGAGATTTCAATCTTTGGGGCGGCAAAGCCCTTGTCTGTCAGCATTTTCTCCAAGCGGGTGATTTCGCGCAGGATTTCAGAAGCTTTCATGGTATCTCTCCAGTGGTTGGTGTTTCCGTACTAAAAGTAATAGATCACTTGCGTGGGTAGTGCAACATGATTTTTGCGATTTCTTCCTTGCTATGCATGATATCTGCATCGCGGATGGTGCGGCATGCTTTGACCACATGCTCACTGGTCAGGCCAAACTTCCTTGCCACATAGGATGGAGGCCTAGATTGGCGCAGCTTCAAGATCGCCAGCATTTGCTCATCACTTTCTCTTGCGTTCATATTTTTCTACCGCCTTTCTGATCTTTTCTAGCCCCTTGGGTTTTCCGCGCCGCAGGGCAACCCGGACGTAGTGCTTGTCAAACCCAAGCTCCAAGGATGCAGCCTTGTAAGATGGGAAAGTAATCCCGTGAATCGTCACTCGATTGCCATTAGGATGGGGATGGGGACTACGCCCCATCCCGATGCCAATGCTATCTGGCCGCCCCCGGCTAAGTGCTTGGTAGATGTAAGACGTAGTAACCCCAAACGCTGCGGCTGCCTCACGCACCGTCTCGTATATGGTCCCCCTGATGATCACACGCATATGGTCAACACCACCGCAGCGGCCACACACCCCAGTGGTACAGCCAGCCCCGTAAACCTTCGTGGCAGGGCAGCTATGGCGGTCACGGTGACACAAAAAAACACCGCATATGCCACCAACACAACAGCAAGAACAAACATCAGAACCCCTCCAATTTCTTCAGCCGCAATTCGTGATCCAGCATGATTTCTGCCTGCCGCATCCAGCATTGGACGCTGTCATCGGGGTCTAACCCCATGGCGTACATGCACATCAGCTTGCGCTCTTCCATGCGCTTGACCTCGGCCTCGCGCTTAGGGTCAACGATGACAAGCCGCGCCCGCTTCTTAAACCACTTCAGCATTTCTTTCCCTCCAGTTCAGCCAGCACAGCGCAGGCAGTCCATCCACAATGCACACAGTCACGATCTTCTAACCTACAGCCATCACAAGCTTCATTCTCACAGGAATAAAACTGTAGCGCCTTAACCGCCTTGGCGAGATCACGCTCCAACTCTTCAATGCGGTCGGCGGCGTCATTCCAGCCTTGTAAGCGCAGGGCTTCAATCAAGTCTTTATCATCGTCACTCATTCTTTCCCCTCCAGTTCAGCCAGCACGGTGCGGGCATTTTTGATCTGTTTGCACCATGGAGACCATTGGCTATCTGTAACTTCGTGCTGGTAAAGACCCTTACAAAAGCCTGAACCGTCCCTCATCATTTCACAAATTTGTACCAACGGTTTTAGGCCAGTTACCGCCTTGGCGAGTTTGGCTTCCAACTGTTCGATGCGGTCGGCGGCTTCATTATGTAGCGGGTCAAGAGCATAATATTTTTTGTTGTAGCTATCGGCTTCCCGCAGCCGCTTGATCAGATCGTCACTCATTACCTCATTCCTTCCATGCGTTCATAAGTAGCAGGTTGATCGTGTTAACTTCATTCCACCGCGCCTTGCGCCAACGGGTCCAATCCCAGCCATACCCGTCAGCAGGGTAAGACTTCCGCATCATCAGCACGGGGATACCCCAGATCATCTTGATGGCGACTTGTTGCGCCTCATGTGATGGATCACTCATTTTATTTCCTCCAGTTCAGCCAGAACGGCATCTAGCCCATCGGAAGTCTCTGGGCATGGGCGCAAGTGCGTGGTGGCAATGCGGTACGCCCTTGCAGCATTCACCACTTTGGAGAGTTTTGCTTCCAACTGTTCGATGCGGTCAGCGGCTTCTTCCTGATCCTTAAACCATTTCTTGCTGCGGATTAATAACTCGTCCACAAATGGACGCCACAGCAACCCTTGGATATTTTTGATCTTTTCCATCAGCTCTACGTCATTCATTCATCACACTCCGATTTTTTCCTGTAGAAGATGTGGTTGCCGTACATACCAACCACGACCATGTCTTTAACCCAGTACGGGTGGGCGTCCCTCGTTGCATAGTGGGTCGCGCCCGTATTAAATTCTGACCCGTAAAGCAGAACGGTATTGGCCACGATCTGTGCCTGTAGCCATGCGGGGATGTCCTTGGGCTTGTCGCTCTTGCCGTCCTCGGTCCACGAGAACTGCTTGTGCTGCCAGACGATGTCGCAGATATCCTTGGGGTAGCCCTCAGTGTAGGCCCGCTCCATGACCACTTCTGCGATCATGTATTGCGCGTCCGGCTCCTCGCCCCGCGCTTCCCAGTAAACATTAAGCGCAAGACAGTACGCCGCTGCTGTGGTGATGATCATTTCAGTCTCCGTGGTTGTTGTCGTTAGGCATTCCTGCAACAATAAAATTTGTCCGTCAAGTGGTATGTACTAGGCGGTAGCGCACCGTTTTTGATTTATTGTACTTGTGGATGCTCACCTCTTTGGTGATCCGGCCAGCCTCGACCAGCCTGTTCAGGGCGGCATCAATATCTGGCCGCTTCCACTTGCGGCACAGTCTCCGGGCAATCACGCCCGCAGTCTCACCGTCTGGGCCGTCAACCGTTTGCAGCAACGTCATGGTCAGGGCCTGCGCCGGGTCAGACTTGTCGGTGTCATTGGCAAGCACCAGCCGCATCTTGCTTTCGATGTCGCGCCGGATCAGCGCATAGGCCCAGCGCACATGCTCCACAGTACGGACACCTTCCGGCACAGCTAAGATCAGGCTGACCTTGCTGACCTGCTCGTAGCCCCGTAGAGCCAGCGCCTCTAGGCCAGTGCTTTCCTTGTGCTGGTATGCCATCTGGTCAAACAAATCGTTGATATTCTCAAGCATGTCCAAGGCGTCTGGCGCGGTAGGGATTTCAATCCTCTCCCCGTAATGCTCCACACGCTTGCTTCCCTTTGTAGCATCAAAGCTCCCGCCCATTGATAGTTGCTGCATGGTCAGGCGCAGGTTCTCCGGAAGTTCCCTTTTCTTCCAGTTCTTTTTGGATGGCGGTGCTGTCTCTTGCTCAATGCACAGGATGGCACGACCGAAAAACCCGGTCGTCGCGTTCTCAAACGTGACAAGCTCGTTAAAGTTCTTCTCAGTGGTATAGCCTGTCATGGCCAGAAATGGCCGATCTAAACCCGCATCCAGCGTGTCCAACTGGTATGTGACAGCCGCTGCCCGCGATATCAGATGAGGTGCCTCACCCTTCTCTTCCATGATCTTTTCGATCTGCATCAATTCCTTACGAAGATGATTGCGTATTTCTTCTTTCAGATCGCCCGACACCATCAGCCTACCATCGGCCTTGGAATAAGCCGACATCAGCAGGCCTACCACGCCTTCAAGGTACGATGCACCAGACTTCTTGGCGCTGCTGATCCGCTGGAACAAAAACCCGACTTCGTCCATCATGTACGCCGCCATCTGGTGGCGCGTCAGGTTGCGGGCAATCTCTTGCTCGGATTTGATGGTGCCGTGGACAGCCGCAGACAGGCCGCAGTGCATTAGCACCTCGGCGGTTGCACCCAAGATACCATCCTTACCGCTGCCCGATGCTGCCACGTTAAAGACGAACAGGTTGGTGGTGGCCCTGTCGCGGTCGTCGCGGTAGTGCAGACCAAACGCAACGCCCATGACCCAGATCGCGGACATGGATGCTAGTGCTTCGCGCTTTCGGCGTGTGCGGCTCTCAATCCATGCCGCCAACTGCCCTGCCAGCCCCGGTGGGCGTAGGGGGTCAAACGAACTGGTATCAATAGCCTTGGGGCTGGAGTACTCTTCTGGCGTCAGGAACGTAAATTCCTTCGTTGGCGTGAATGTCACAGGCTGGATATATCCACCTTCCTCGGCATAGTGGACCAGCGTACCAAGCGTCACGGGGTTGGCCGACCGACCAAACGAATGCCACTTCACGCCCATCTCTTCGCTGTCGTACTTGGGGCTTTGCTGTGACCACTTGTCCCAAAGATCAAAGGC